CGATTAGTAATCTACTCGAACGAGGTGCTGCAACTAACCGAGAACAGTAACGCCCTCACCGGCCGCATGATCGTCCTCAAGATGAGCAAGTCGTTTTTTAATAAGGAGGACACCGACTTGTCACACAAGCTGGAGCAAGAGCTCGGCGGTATCTTTAACTGGGCGATGGAAGGACTTAAGAGACGCATTGCAAGGGGTGGGCACTTTGTACAACCTGCTAGCGGTAAGGAGTACTTGGACTTGATGGCCGAGCTGGGCAATCCAATCGGATCATTCTCAGAGGACGCCTTGGAGTTCCATCCGGACTACATGGTTCGCAAAGAGGACGTGTTTGCCTGCTACAAACACTGGGCGCTCAAGAAGTCAATGCCCCCAGGAACCGAGCAGGCGTTCAAGCGCAGATTCTTGGCGGCGACGCAGGAGCAGTTAGTACGCTCCGAGCAGACACGCGAGAACGGTGATCGTATGCAGGTATACATGGGAGTAAGATTAAACGCAAAGGCACAGAAGTATGTGGAATCCATTGAAACATTTGACGATGCTGTGTTTTAGGGCGGTTTTGTGCTAGATTTTGTATTATTATATATAGAGAAGGCGAAAAGGCTGGCCAGCCCTTTCCATACCACTTTATGGAATAGCCCCTCTAACATCAACTACTAAGTGGAGTATCTAATGCAACGCAAAAACCCCAAAACAGGAGCGCCCTTCTCTTACGGTGACGAAAGAGAAGATGGATTTTTATTTCATGCGTACAATAAAAAACAAGTAAAACAAAACGGATTTTTTGTTGAGCTGTGGATTTCGCCTGAAAGATTTAAAAAAAGAAAACTTGAAAACTACTCCTTTAATTTAGCTTATGCACAAACAATGAAAGGCAGAAGTAACAGAATGTTGTTAAGTGCTAAAAACAGAGCAAAAGAAAATGACGCTATTGTGACTATAGACAGACAGTGGATTGAACAGAAATTATTAAAAGGCACTTGCGAATTTACAAACCTTTTATTTGACTTTTCTTTCACTGGGGACAAAAAACAAAACGCTTACGCGCCGTCATTAGATAGAATTGACAGCAGTAACAAAAATTACACACCAGAAAATACAAGGGTAGTACTATGCGCAGTCAACCTAGCATTAAATCAATTTGACGAACAAAAAATATTGCCGATTTTAGAGGCTATGGTAACTTCAATTAAGGAAAAAACAAAATGACAGATAAAGAGCAGGAGTTTGCTTTTGCAGTCGCGGCAGTCATGGGCTTAGTCGCCCGTGGCGCGACGCCGGCAGAGGTACGTGACACGGCGTGGCAGTATGCAGAGTTTGCAATGTTGGGTAAACCAGTGTGCCCGTCAGGCGAGAGCGATGACAAACTTCCGGTTTAGGAAAACAATCCGGCGCAACACCTTCACCCAAGTCTTCAAGGGTTTTGGTTCGCGCCGGCTTGTCACCGATTACAAACAGATTAAGATACTATGTCGCAACCCACGCCAGCGCCGGACACTAAGCCAGCGCCTACGTCGTGCAAGCCAAGGTTATCGCAACAAGATATTCGGGCGGCTTAACGCACTGAAGATGAGATTAACATTCGGCCGCTTTAACAAGGTGCCGCAGTTTAGGAGATGATATGAACGCAAATGAACTAGCTGATTTAATTGAGTGTGCCTGTTGTGCTTATCAAAAAGAAGCCGCAGCCATGCTGCGCCAGTTTGGTCTTGCTGAAAGCATTATCAAACAGCAACAGCTTGAAATAGAAGCGTTGAAAAAAGAAAACGCAGATATGAATCGTAGGCTCTTAGGATGGGATATATATGAACAATGAACGCAGCCTAGCAGAAGAAATTACTGAAGGGTTTGATGCACTGAAGAAGGTACGAGAACACGAAGAACTCAAAGCCACTGTTCGTAGTTTCTTTGAAGACTTCATCGACATCCGAGAAGAGTCTGATAGTGGTAGGGTGTTTGCACCAATAACAATTAGTAGTTGTAGGTGCATGATGATAGAACCGTTAGCTGAAGTGTTGGCTAAGATGCGTACACTGTCAGGTGCTAAGAAAGTGAGTGAGGAATGAGAGACGGCGGCAAGGGTGATGCAAAGCGCCCAATGACAGTACCGAAGGAAGAGTTCGAGGCCAACTGGGACGCCATATTTAAGAAGCCAAAACGCAAGATGATTGATCCGCCCAGTGGCTGGAAGTACGGCTTTCCAAAAGAGATACCCGAGCACATTGACGACACCCGTCAGTGGTTATTAGATAACGGCTACCCACAGAGCGAGATTGACGCATGTGGCGACCAATTTTTTGTAAGAGGATGGTACGAATGAGCTTCACCATTTACCAAGCGGACGGCCTTATGTTTATCCAATGGTTCCCGACCATAGATAGCCTAATTGCCAGCATGATTAAAAACCCTAACGATAGGTACCATAGAAATGACTAAGAAGAAAAAGACAGTAGAGTTTGACGAGGGTTGGGCTGATGAGCTCGACCTAACACCCGACGAGCTAGCGGACTTGATGCGCGGCATTACGCAGCTAGTAGAGACCGGCGAGATCTTCGAGGAGGCCATCCCAATCGACGAGCTAGACGACGAAGAGCGTGCTGAGATTTACGAGCGCCTTAACCGACCTAAAAACACAAGGCACTAATGAAACCTAAAAAGTACGACTACTACAAGCTCAACGTGGGATTTTATCCTGACGTGATGAAGCTATGCTTTGACGATAAGGTATTCCAGCAGATCCTCAAAGACCACGGCATCACACTCAAGGCCAGCGCCCTGGACACCGGCTGTGCAGAGACACACCAAATCGGCGATGGCAAACAGGGCATCATCATCCTAGTGTTTAACCTAGCAGAGATTGGTGAGACGGTGCCTGAGAAATTTGATACGATAGCGCACGAGGTTAGCCACGCCATTGATCACCTCGCAGAGTTTATCGGCGAAGAGGACGGCATCGGCGGCGAGACCCGCGCATACCTTACAGGCTCGCTGGTAAGTCAGATATTTAAAATATACGAACACGAGAAAGAAAAGAATGCTCGAAAAACAAATAGAAAAGTATCTGATAAAACGGGTAAAGGAAAGCGGGGGTCTGACGTACAAGTGGATCTCAAGCGTGACGGGGGTGCCGGACAGGATAGTATTCCTAAACGAGAAAGCACACCTCGTGGAGCTGAAGACAGCAACTGGAGTCCTATCGCCAAGGCAGATCCACGTCTTTGACGAGCTAGGTGAGGCCGGCTTTCCGGTTTATGTACTACGAAGTCACGACGACATACAGGAGTTTATAAATGAAGCGACTAAATCCTAACACAGGAAAACCATTTGAGCGCGGCGAGTATCGCGAAGACGGCTGGGTATTTTATGGCTACGAAAAACAAAAACTTAAACGCAATGGATTTTTTCCTGAGCGCTGGGCTGATCCGATTTGGTTTACGCTTGAGAAGGCATTTCAAAGTTCGCGCCGTCGTGCCAAAGAAAAGAATCTCCCGTTTAATTTAGACGTGAAGTATCTTAGATCAATCTACACTGAAAACTGCCCCATCTTTAATGTATCTATGACATGGGGAAACCTTGGCGCCGGTAAGAACATTTACAGCCCGTCACTAGACAGAATAATTCCGGCGCTGGGCTACGTAAGAGGTAACGTGGTTTTTATATCCGACAAGGCCAATCGAATTAAGGCCGAGTTTGAGGCAAAAGATTTGTACGCAGTCGCCGATTGGCAACACGAAATAACAAAGAGAGTAAAAGAAAATGTTAAAGCGCTCGCAGCTACACCAATATCAACAGGAGATCATATCCCGGGCGCTGTCGGTGCCGAACTTGGGTCTGTTTCTACCCCCTGGACTTGGGAAGACAGCGACGACCCTGACAATCATAGCGGAACAGTTTCAGGGCAAGACGCTGATCATAGCACCCAAGCGAGTAGCGGAGACGGTATGGGACGCGGAGGTCAAGAAGTGGGAACATCTAAGACACCTTAAAGTGGCCAAGATCATGGGCAACCCCCTTCAGCGCATTGTCGGGCTAAAAACCCATGCGGACATTTACCTGATCAATCTGGAGAATGTGGCATGGCTCTTTAACGACGCCCCATTTAAGTTAGTGTTTACTAACTTAGTAATAGATGAGAGCAGCCGGTTTAAGGATCCGAGCACCAAGCGTTTTAAGGCACTCAAGAAGCATTTAAAGGGCTTCTCACGGCGTTTAATCCTCACAGGTACACCTACCCCTCAGGGCATGCAAGATCTCTGGTCACAGGTGGGTATATTGGACTTAGGAGAGCGTTTGGAGACGTCTTTGACCCGGTTCAGGGATAAGTACATGACGCCGGATCAAATGAACCGGCAAACCAGGGTTGTATATAGCTGGAAACTAAAAGAGGGATGCAATGAAGTCATTAACAATAAAATTTCTGATATTTGCTTTAGTCTTAAGGCTGAGGATTTCTTACAGCTGCCTAGTTGTACGTCGCTATATCACCAAATTGAGATCGACAAAAACGTAAGGAGTAAGTATGAGCAGCTTAGAAAAGACATGGTCATTGAAGTCAAGAAAGAAAAGATCACAGCTCCAACAGCAGCGGCACTGGCGAACAAGCTGCTCCAGTTCACATCAGGCGCGATCTACAATGAAACAGGAGAGGCACAAGAAGTACACCGCGCTAAACTGGAATGCCTTGAGTCGATCATGGAAGAATCTTCAAGTCCCACGCTTGTCTTCTATCATTTCAAGCATTCGCTCCAACGAATACGTCTTCAGTTCCCAGAGGCGGTGGTGCTGGACGATGACAACATTGAGGCGTGGCGTCGTGGCGAGATTCGTATGCTCCTTGCCCACCCGCAAAGCGGCGGAATCGGGCTTAATCTTCAGTGCAACGTTGGAGACACAGCACAGACAGTGTGGTTCGATCTACCATGGAGCTCAGAGAACTACATCCAGGCCAATGCTAGGATCTACCGCCAGGGGCAGGAAAAACCGGTTATCATACATCACCTGACCGTGGCCAAGAGTATCGACGAGCAGGTGGTCAAGGTACTGGACGGAAAAATAAATTTGCAAGACGCCCTTCTAAACGCACTGAATTTTGTATTATTATAAGCATGACCGCAAAAAGAACAAAACTAAAACATAAACTGAACGCCATAGCCCCCAGGCTATCTGACGAGGACATTGACCCAATCGAGCAGGATGAGTCGGACAATGTATCAAATCAGGTAGTCGAGGGCTGGCAGCCATGGGATCAGGAAGACATTGACGACATAAGAAGGCTGATAGAGGAGCGCATGCCGGTAAAGCAGCGCTTCGTTATCGAGGGTTTCTTAGACGGCATGTCTTACTCTGATCTCGGCGTTACAGAGAAACACTGGCGCTACCACTTTGCTAAGGGGGTAGATTTTATTAAGAAGGAGCTCAAGCTATGACTTACTTTATTGTGGAGCACAACTACAACGGCAAGTACATTATGGAGACGATCGCCGGCGTAGAAGACATTGACATCAACGCATACGAGAACCTACTAGGTGTCTGGATTTGTGACAGTAAGGAAGAGCGAGACGTCATAGAAAACAAGGTAAAGGAGATGAGGAATGCACGATCCGGTCAACCATCCTAAGCACTACACAGACCACCCCAGTGGCGTGGAGTGCATACAGATCACGGAGCACATGGGGTTTAATTTAGGTAACGCGTTAAAGTACATCTGGCGATGTGACTTAAAGCGGGACGCAGTAGAGGATTTAAAGAAGGCCAAGTGGTATATCGAACGTGAAATAGCTAAACGGGAGCAGAAAACATGATGTCATTTATTTTTGTATCAGTAGTCTGCATCGGCATGAACTGTGACTTTATGTCAAGCAAGCACGCCATGCCACAAGCGGAGTGCCAAAAGATTAGGCAACAATTTCAGGCACTACCATTCAAACCAGAGGTAACACTAGCAGCGTCACAGTGCATGGTGTTTAACAAGGAGATGCAAGTATGAACATGACGATGGATGTACCAGACGAGTTTATAGACGCAATCGTAGAGGAGGCGTTAATTGAGTCGTACCACGGTGTTAAGCAACAAATAGCCGCGCTTAAAAAGCTCAAGAAGCCAAAGGACTACCAGCTAGAAGACATTGAGGACATGACAAAGTATATGCAGGCGCTTGAGGTAGTGGGTAGCTGGTTTGTGTGGCAGTTTAGAGAAAAGGTAGGCATCAAATGAACGAAAAAATAGATTTAGAGCAGGCCATCATGACAGTCTGGAGTACGGCTGATGATTTGAAGTTGTTCTCAGAAGCCTACTATGATGGCGAAAGAGTAATGACGGTAGACGAAACGTTTAACCACATGGAGGGTATTAGGTGCATGCTTGAGCTGCGTATGGAAAAACTGTACGACACCTACAAGCGCAAGTTTGAGCTGGATCAGTACTGCACCGACCCAGTTAAGTTGGCACAAAGAGAAGCGTTTTTTAACAATTTTAAAACTGAAGCATTTACAACAAAAAAGAAAGGAAGTAAAAAATGAGTGAAGTAGATAACCCGGTACCATCAGTAGATGACTTTGCAGTAACCCTGGAGTTTGCGGTGAAAGAAATTAATGCGTTGCTAAACATCCTAAACACACCCAACCAGGTACCAGCGACAACCTTGGTGGCGTTTATTAACATGATCCAACAGCAAGCAGGTCCTCAAGTACTTAAGGCACAGGAGAGCTTGGCGGCTGTAGCAAAGGCACAAGATGAATCTAAAGCAGCTTCTTAAACACGCTGGGATCAGTAACAACATCATCAAGGAAGTAGAGAAAAAGACGGCCAAGACCAACGCCCAAATGGAACAAGAGCACCAGGAAAAGGCCCTGGCTATGACCAAGATGATTTTAAACGACGCCCTAAAGTACCGTAAGGAGCACGGGGCCACGCCCCAAGCCCCTCAGAAGACGATTATCATACCGGACGACAAGTAAGGGCGGATTTAGGCGGATTTTTGTATTATTATATATAGGGACAGTAAGGCTCGCCGGGAGGCGCCCTGACCACCCACCTACACACATCATACACACAGGAGATTTACAATGAACCCTTTTGAGCTGCGGTATTCTGTATTCCAGACTGCTAAAGACTTTTTAGAGCAGCAGTACAAAGCCAACCTAGCCGCGTTTGACGCGCTGGACAAGACAACCAAAGATTTCGCCGAACTAGCACCCAAATTCCCAACCGTGGAAGAGGTGATCGAGAAGGCAGTCGAGATCAATAAGTTTGTTAGTGACGCCAACGAGCGCGAATTAACCAAGATTGTTAAGCGCGTTAACGGTATCGGCATCGCGTTTTAAGCAGCAAGCCCGGGCAACCGGGCCAATACACATACGTTCTTAAACGTCTGATACACGGATGAGCAACAGCTGGGGATTCTCGGCCTATGCCACATCGAGGTCGGGTAACCTTGGAAACCCGAGGCGGATAGATTTCTAGGGTCTTTCATAGAACGTAGCTGTATTGGTATTAGTTTCTTGGCACCAAGCGCTTGGTAGAGTAAGATCAAGTTAACTGGATGGGATCCAGGCGCACCAATAACAAAGTAAATTCACAACTAATAACAAAGTAAACTATGGCAACTAAACCCGGATTGTACAGTAATATTCATGCTAAACAAGAGCGCATCAAGGCCGGCAGCGGCGAGAAGATGCGTAAGCCTGGTGCCAAGGGCGCGCCCACAGCCAAGGCATTCAAACAATCCGCTAAAACAGCAAAGGTAAAGAAATGAAAGACTTTAAGAAGATGCCTAAGATGGCCGCTGGTGGTAGCACATCTGAACCAGTTGAAATGCCAAGTCATTTTGGTTCGACCAAGCCAAGAACAATGATTGTTGACGGTAAAAATACTTTAAGAAACCCACCAGTTGAAATGCCAAGTCATTTTGGTTCGACCAAGCCAAGAACAAGAAATATTGATGGTGAAAATGTTCCAGTAAATCCTGCGCCAACACGCCCCCGTGGCAACTTAGATCTCCTTAAAAAAGGCGGCAAAGTTAAGCGCGGTAAAGCAAAGAAGTAATGGCAACTACAAAGAAAGCTCCCTCCCTTGCGATTGGCCGCGGCGAGAAGTTACCAGCCTCCAAGGGTGCTGGTCTGACAGAAAAAGGGCGCCGTAAGTACAATGCAGCTACCGGGTCAAATCTCAAGGCGCCGCAGCCAGAAGGTGGCGCGCGTAAGGATTCGTTCTGTGCTCGTATGTCTGGTGTGAAAGGCCCGATGAAAGATGAAAACGGTAAACCAACAAGAAAAGCAGCAGCACTCAAGAGGTGGAAATGTGGTAGCTAAAAAACCGTCAGTACCAAAGTCAAAATACGATCCATCCATGTGCCAGACTATGATTGAGCTGGGCAAGGAAGGTGCGTCACAAAAAATTATTTGGAGTACGTTAGGTATCTCCAAGGCCACAGCCGCCTCGTATAAAGAGAAGTATCCAGAGTTTGCTGAAGCTCTTGATTTAGCGTTGGTACATAGTCAAGCATTTTATGAGCGTTTAATGTTGGCCAACGTGGAAAACAAAAACTTTAATTCCCGATTAATCGAAATTGCATTGCGAGGCCAGCATGCCGGAGATTACAAAGAAACAAGAGAAATTAAAGCGGACATTAAAACAGAGATCTCGGTGGATTTTAACAAAGAAATTGGCGATTTGATAGCCGCCCTAAAAACGTAACAATATTTATTTTCACTTTTTCCCAAAAGGGGGTCAGAAATGACCCCCTTTTTTGTATTATTATATATACGATTAAACAGACTAAAAAGGCTAAAATGACCGCACACGCACTCTTAAGCGCCTCGGGTAGTAAGAGGTGGCTGTCCTGTACTCCAAGTGCCAAACTAGAGGCAACCCTACCAGAATTAAAACGCGGCGCCGGCGCCTTTGACTTCTCTCAAGAAGGCACCATGGCGCACTCCCTGGCAGAAGCTAAACTAAGACACTATTATGGACAAATTGGAATAGAGGAGTATGAAAGAGAATATGAAATCATTAAAAACACACCCTACTACAACGACGATTTCGAGGCTCACGTCGATAGTTACGTTCTATACGTCCGCTCTCAAATCGGTGACGGAGACACCCCGCTTTTTGAGCAGCGCGTGGACTTCTCTGACTGGGTTCCTGACGGCTTTGGTACAGCCGATGTGGTTATTCTTTCTAAGCACGCCATTCGCGTCATTGACCTCAAATTCGGCAAGGGGATTCCCGTGTCTGCGATCGACAACACACAGCTCCGACTTTACGCTCTCGGAGCATGGTCAAAGTTTAAAGAAGAATATCCAGATATTAAAGAAGTTTCCTACACGATCCACCAGCCTCGCCTGGACAGCATATCAACTGACGGGACTACGGTTGCTAAGCTGGTCGACTGGGCCGTTTACTACGTCAAGCCAAAAGCTAAAAAGGCATGGAGTGGATCGGGGGAGTTTCTCCCGGGCGAATGGTGCCAGTTCTGCCGCGCGAAAGCGCAATGTCGAGCTCGCTCTGATTACAACACAGAGCTTGCGCGCCAAGAGTTCAAAGCCCCAGCCCTCCTCTCCGAAGAAGAAGTCAGCCAAGTCTTAGAGAAAGCGCAGCAGTTACGTACGTGGGCTAATGACGTAGAAGACTTTGCACTTAGCCGGGCAGTAGACCAGGGGGTTATCCCACCGGGGTACAAGCTAGCCACCACAAAGACCCATCGTAAGATCTCAGACAGCGCCTTAGCGGCCGTTGTTTTAGTCGAGAAGGGTATGAGCCCAGAAGTTATTTGGGAGCCTCCTAAGCTCAAATCCATAGCGACACTGGAGAAGCTAGGACCAAAGGGCCAGGTAACGGCATGGCTAGGTGACTTAGTGCTGCGACCAGACGGTGAACCAAAGCTGGTCAAGGTAAAAGAAAACGCCAAGGAGGACTTTGCATGAGCTCATGGTTAATCGGAATTATCGGGGTGGTCTACTTTGCGGTGGCCATCGACCAGTTTATGAAGGGTGGCGTCGGCCAGGGTATTATGTTCTTAGGCTACGCACTAGGTAACGTGGGATTGGTAATCGTGGCTAAATAGGAGACGGTATGAAGGTAGAGTGCTACGGGGTGGAGATAGAAATTCCAGACCTGTTGATTGATAAGTTCGCAAAAGACTTTGACTCTCTACCCGGCAGCGGCGCAAGAGAAAGTGTGCACCAGCTGAGAGAATCAATAGAAGAGATCTTAGATATACTGACAGAAGAGCCTGAACTACTGGAGGAAAGAGATTACATGCAAGACTTTATCCAGGCGATGGCGATGCGGGAGGCAATGAGCAAGCTGGGCATTTTTTACGACGCCTAACTATCTCACATTGTGGAACAGCAAATGTCACGTTTTTTGTATTATTATATATAGCAACAAAGGGTAGATAGATTGGCCCCTATTGAAGACCAATCTTAATGTTAAAAAGGAAATATCATCATGGCAACAAAATCAACCAAGACCAAGTTTGTAACCGGCAAGGTACGTTTCTCTTACGCTAACGTGTTCCAGCCAGCTGAGACACCTAACGGCGTGTTAAAGTACTCGGTATCAATCTTGATCCCAAAGTCTGACATAGAGACAGTTACACGCTTTAAGAAAGCATTTGAGGAGACCAAGACAGCCAACGCAGCAGTATGGGGCGGCTCGATTCCAAAGGTACTCAAGGGCGGCCTACGTGACGGCGACGCAGAGAAAGAAGACGCAGCATACGCTGGTCACTATTTCATCAACGCTAGCTCTAACGAAAAGCCTGGCATTGTGGACGCAGACTTGAACCCAATCATTGACACCAGCGAGTTTTACTCAGGTTGCTATGGTCGTGCCTCAATCACATTGTATCCGTACGATACAAGCGGATCTAAAGGCATTGCAGCTGGTTTGAACAACGTCCAGAAGTTAGAGGACGGTGAGAAGTTTGGTGGCTCTACATCCGCCGCTGCAGACTTTGCGGTGTGATCATGCTAACAGTTAAAGAAGTTAACGATAACTACGAAGATTTTCTTTTAAAGTTTATGTTGGCTTTGGCAAGTAATTCTTCTATTA